TATCGCCATGGAGCCAACGTCAAACATGTACGTTCAGCTCGGTATCATGGATATGATGCGAGAGGAATTCAGACGCGATAAGAACGCGCTGAACCTGATCTGCTTCGACAGCCAGGAGCCTAACCAGCTCCTTGCCAGAAGTGCCTCCCGAACAGGGCGGCTGGCTACCCTTGATTTAAAGGAAGCCTCAGATCGTGTTTCTAACCAGCTAGTCCGAGAACAATTCGCTAACCACCCCCACTTGGGGGCGGCAGTGCAAGCTGTTCGTAGTCGGAAAGCTGATGTACCTTACCATGGCGTAATCCGCCTGGCAAAGTACGCGTCTATGGGTTCAGGGCTCACCTTTCCTATTGAATCGATGGTGTTTTGCACCCTCGTATTCCTTGGGATTGAGCGAGCTCTCAAACGCCCGCTGACCCAGCAGGACATTGAGTCCTTTTACGGGTCAGTGCGTGTCTACGGAGACGATACAATCGTCCCTGTAGAATTTGTGGAGAGTGTGATTCAGACACTGGAGGCCTTTGGGGCCTTAGTGAATCGGAACAAGTCTTTCTGGACTGGTAAGTTCAGAGAGTCATGTGGCGGCGACTACTATGACGGTTTCCCTGTCAAAATAGTTCGTCTTAAGCACGATCCGATTGAATCACACCGAGATGGTTCGGCAGTAGCCTCCTTTGTTGCGTTTCGAAACCAGCTCTTTGAGCTTGGTGGATGGGACTCGACAGTGGCTTGGCTAGACGCTCGCGCTAAGCGAGTGTTAAAGTACTATCCTTATGTTACTAAGGATAGCCCTGCTATCGGTCGGTGGCGTCTTGATGGATCTTACACGGTCCACAAGATGCATGGTGATCAACAAAGGCCAATGGTTATGGCCTATGTTGTTGAGCCACGCGTGCCCGTCAACTCAATCGACGGTTATGCGGCCCTCAGAAAGGCGCTTATCAAAAAGTCAATCCTTGAACCAAAGGGTTACTCAGACGCTAAGCATCTGGAACTATCTGGACAGGCGACAGTTGTCAACACCAAACTGAAGTGGACGTCACCAGTGTAAACTGGTGACGGGCGCGGTGAAAGCCGCAGTGGAGACG